CGGAATAGGCTCCCGATAACTGAGTCAATGTTTCAGTCAGAACTTCTGTTGTCAGCCATTCGCCTTCAGTCAAAGATGCTCGGAATGAACCATACTTTTCAATCATTGCATCCATGTTGACACCAAAATGTTCGGCCGTTCGTTTTAAAGCGTCTTGAAATAACTGACCGCCCATTCCCGCATTTACAACGGAGTTCCAGTCTTGCAAACTAACTTTTCCCGCTGCAATCGCCTGTGAAAGCTGATACATGGCAGTGCTTGCCTGCTGAGCATTGGAACCAGAAACCGCTGCCAGGTTCGCAATACCTTTGATAGAGGTTACTGATTTATCCAAATCCACGCCCGCAGCCGTAAAAGTACCAATATTACGGGTCATTTCCGTAAAATTATAAATCGTCTGATCAGCATATTTGTTCAGCTCATCAAGAGCGGCATTTACCTGATCAATTGTTGTTCCTTTACTCTGCGTATTAGCAAGAATTGTCTGAACTGCGTTAATCTGCGTTTCATATTCTTGGAAGCCCATCTTAATCGGATCGATTGTTAATGCTGAAACAATATTTTTACCGGCATTTAATGCGGAATTCGTAATGTTCGACAATGCCGTCATCGCCATGACTTCGAGTGCAGAGAAACGCATTTTTACTGTTTCAACCGCATTGGAAAGCGGAGTCATATTACAGTTTTTGGCTGCAACATTGACATCCTCTAATCCCTTGGAGGCACCTTTGAGATTTAAGCTTTTTTCGAGCTTTTCGATTGACGATATGCTGGTTTGAACATTCTGCTCAAATTGTTTATTATCAAATCGCATTTCGACAACTCTTTCATCAATTGTCCTGCTCATAGCTTAATAACCTCCTCCCATGCGTTATTTGCAATTTTGTCAAAAATAGGCTGGATAGCAGGATTGATGTAATCTCGCCCCTGTACCCAGCCGCCGTTTCGAGTTCCATGCCCGTATTGCAAAATAATAGCGATTGGAACTCCATTTTGAATATTTGAATTATGAAACGAAATCGTTACAGAACCTTTTCGATTCTCAATCTCGTAATACCAGGAACTCGCCGTTTCCCCAGAATCCACAGGTGTTGCAGACGCAAGGGCGGCTACTCCCTCTTTACCAAACTTATCTAAGTCTCCAATACGAACTGCCTCTTTTGCTCTTTCCAAAAATCGAGTCAGCTTGGAAAAGTCGCCCTTTTGTCTGAATTTGATCATACAATACCTACCTATCTGCTTATGCCTTTTCGATATATGCCGAATGAACAAAGCCATAGATTCTTCCATCAATTCTGATGTAATACCATCGGGAACCATCTGGAGCATTCACAACATCACAAACATCCACTAAATTCCCGTAGCCAAGTCGAGGCCATGATTTAATCAGTGGATTATTCGTTCCTGCCCATGTGCGGACATTAAGAACATCAGCGATTACCTTTCCTACCCATTGTGGTGTTTTGGTAATTACGCCATCATCTGAAACGGTTGTATCTGCATTCGGCTTGCTGGAAGACTGCTTTGTAATATATGCTGCCGCAACAAAACCATATTTTTCGCCTTTATTTCCTGTGATTTTAATGTAATACCAAGGATCTCCATTTTTATCCTTCACCGTTTCGCAAACACCAACTTTAGTTCCCTGCGAAAGTGTCGGATAAGATTTCAACTGTGAATTTTCTGTTCCTGCCCATGTGCGAACATTCAGCGTTCCTGTATTTACCACTCCGTACCATGCTACATTTTTGCTCAGACTTCCGTCTCCAGATGCCGGCGGTGTAACCGGGTTACTTGGAGTGGTTCCTGCACCGCTGTATCTTGGTCTTGCATACCCCCTGATATTTCCATTTCCAACAGAAATAACACGCCTTGCAACGGCTTCTCCTTTATTTCCTTCGATACAGGTAATCTGACCTCCAGAAACACTCTCTACAAAACCGATATGATCTGAGTATCCGTTATTTGGCTGATAAGACTGACCCCAGTTATAGAGGATAATATCGCCAGGTTTCGGCACAATTGTTCCGTCTTCAATCCAGATTCCCATACTCTGAAAAATCTTAACGTGTTGTTCGCATCCACATTCTCGTCCAATCAAATCTGAACATTCGGCTTTGATTCCGGCTGCTGATACTGTAGTATCACACCATTCGTCATGATACTGTACTGCGTAACCTCTCGGAAGGGGTTTTACAGAATTGTATAAATCGATAATCTGTCTGAATTTTCCGTTTACTTCGTTATAACCCAGCCAGCTTCGCATCACATTCAACACATCTTGTGCTGTTTTTCCCATCTGCTCTTCCTCCTGTTTTTCTCCAAAAAAGTAATTCATATCTACATTTCCGTTAATACCAGGAACCTTACCACTGCTTGTATATTGCTGATATGTGCATTTCACATCTGGATTACCGGTATAATCAGCAAGCCATAATATATACTTGTCCAATGTTTCTTTGTCATACATATTCTGGTAATAATCCAGATTTGTATATACTCCAGCTTTATAACCCTGACTCTCCACATAGGAACAGAACGCTTTTGTGAAAGCAATACATTCTGATTTTCCTAATGTAATTCCCTGCTCAGCCGCTTTCTTAACAGTGTCATATTCAAAATCAAAGAATACGATCACATCTTTTCCCAACCCAGCTTTCCGCATGTTTGCAATACAAGAAACTGCTTCTTCTTCCGCTCCAACTGTGGAAGTTGCGTAACAGAAATGATAAACTCCATGAATCGGAATGCTATTTCCTTTACAACCTTGCACATATTCCAAAAATCGTTTGTCAATTGTCCTCCGGTATCCTTCCCTGAGAATTACGAATTCTACACTTTTGGAAACTTTAGAAAAATCTACTTTTCCCTGCCAGTAAGAAATATCAATTCCTTTCTTCATCTTCTCACCCTTTCGTGTTCCATTTTTTCTTTCGAGCCGCATTTAATGCCGCATTTCGTTTCATAATTTCTCTGCGGCTATGTTTCTTCGGCGGTCTGCTCTTTATATCACAGACTCTTATCAGCGTAAAAAGTTTATTGAGATGCCATTTCTGACACTCAAACGGAATGTTTAAGACGATCATCCAATAGTAAACAAGTTCAGCCGTAATTTGCTCTTTGCTTCCAGGGCTTTTCTTCTCCTCAAAAAACTGAGTAGCCGTCATTGGAAGAGCAATATATCGATTAACTTCATTGATATTACTGTTTGTCAGATAGTTGTAAACTTCCGGTTTCACATTCTGTGTAAGAGTCATGCATTTTACATAGTCAATGGTTTCTTCTAATGTTTTTTCCTGCTTTGTCAGAAATGGTTTATTCCATCTCGATTCCCATTTTGAAAGAGAAACAAGAGAATGCTCCAATTGCAAGGTCTGAGCCTTTGTGTAAACAAACTCTTGCTTCGCCTCATCCCAAAATTCCGTGGATGGTATTGTGATTCGGAGCATCTCTTACCTCCCTTTAGTTCTGAGTATTTGTGGAAATCATCGGAGTTGCAGCAGAATTGCCAACGTTCATTACTGCGTTCACAAAATCCGCTGCTGCCTTATCGTTTGTAACTAACTCTTCAAACAAGATCTCATAAGCAGGTGATTCCATAAAGGATCTGGAAATCTCCTCAGACTTCATAAAGCGACGACCATCCTCGCTCTTTACACCGTAAGCCTTCTTAATAAGATCCTCGAAGAATTCCATAATCTGACCGCCATCAGCACCGGCACCAATACTTTTAAGCTGTACGTCATAGCCGCCCTTCACACTTGTCTGCATCTTGACAATTTCCGGCTTTGACAGATGAAAATAAAAATCCTCTTTTCTTTCAACGCCGTTCAGATCAATATAGGGAATAGTTTTTTTCAACATAATTTTTTCTCCTTTCAAATAAAAAGAAGCCCCGCACATTGAATACGAGGCTCCCTGTAATTTATTCTCTTTCCAAGGTCAGTCCAGAAAGACCATAAGTCTTCTCAATGCTTTCCTTGTCATGCGTGATTGTTACCTTAATACTCTGAGTATCCTTATTCTTGATAAGGAGTACGATGTTTCTGTCTTCGTCAAGTGTAACCGGTCCTTTTGTTCCGCCTACGAGTTCAACAACTGTTTTGGCTTCAACCGGCTCTGTATCTATCTTGATCGCCAAGTAATTACCTGACTGCTCTGAAACATTGCTACTGAAACCAACATAACCGTCGATATACTTCAGAGTGCCTGTCACCTCATTATCAGCGATAACCACATCTCGCTGTAATTCATTAACTGCTTTTCCAAGCAAAGTAGCCTTTCCGTCTTCAGGCTTAACAGAAAGGCTTATTAAGGGTTTTCCTTTGACATAATCTCGATTACTTCATCCGGTAACGGAAGTCGTGGCTCAACGCCATCATCTCCTTCTGGAGAAGTCGGATCTTTACCATAAAGAATTTCTTCCAACTCAGCTAAATTCTTAGCATTTACTCTGGTAGAATCGAAAGTAAGAATAGCTGTTGGCTTGATTCTCTTTCCTTCAATCAGTTTTGAAATCTCCGCAGGAGTTGTACTAAACTCCCAAGAAAGTGCAATCGGTTCTGGGCTGTCATTTTTGGTCTGATAACCTTTCTCCGAAGGAGAAGCCAGACATCCATATACCAGATGAAGTTTATAACCATAGTCATCTGAATCGACATCATTTCCCAGAATGGTACGATAAGAAAGACCAAACTGTTTTCTACTCTGCTGCCCCGCAAATACACCTGGAGCAATCTCTACAGAACCATCACATTCTGCGAATTCATCCGGATAAGTATATGCTTCAATTGTTCCCCCAAAATCTTCTGCCGACATCATATTCAGATAT